AAAATGATTAGTCCAAATGGCGAAGTTTCTATAGAAGCTCATCCTTCAAAGGTTGAGTCTTTATTGAATAAGGGTTGGAAAGAAGAAGCAGCCCCATCGAAAGATAAAGTTAAATCTTCTTCTAAAGAAAAGTCGAAAGACGAGGTAATTGAAAATGGCAACACATAAAGGAAGCGAAGGCACTGTAAAGGTTGGCTCAAATGCTGTAGCTGAAATAAGGTCTTACTCAATCGAAGAATCTGCTGATACTTTAGAAGATACTTCAATGGGTAATTCTGCTAGATCGTATAAACCATCATTAACTTCTTTTTCAGGAAGCTTAGATGTCTTTTGGGATGAAACTGATACATCAGGTCAAGGTGCTTTAAGCATTGGATCAGAAGTAACTTTGAATGTTTATCCTGAAGGCGATACTGCTGGCGATACTTATTACAGTGGTTCAGCTATTGTAACTGGTGTTTCAAGAACTGCATCATTTGATGGATTGGTTGAAGCTAGTATTTCAGTTCAAGGCAATGGTGCTTTAACAGAAAGCACTGTATAACAATGAAAGCAATTGAAAATGCTGTAAAACATTTTGCAGAGCAAGATGTAAAAGTAATTGAAGTGCCTGAATGGGGTGATGAAGAGAATCCCTTAAAAATATATAGTAAGCCATTAACTTTAGCTGAAACTTCTAAGCTCTACAAAATGAGCAAAGAGGATGATCTAACGATGATGGCTTATGTCCTTATTTATAAGGCACTAGATGAAAATGGCGATAAGTTATTTGATCTAAGTGATAAAAATAGCCTATTAAACAAGGTTGATAGAGAAGTATTAGTTAATGTAGCTCAACAGATCATGGGGCAAGAGCCTATTGAGGAAGTTAAAAAAAACTAATAGAGGATACTAATTTATATGTGCAATATGCACTGGCTGAAAAACTTGGAAAAACTTTAGAAGAAATCCAAGAAATTAGTATCCACGAATTTCAAGGGTGGATAGCTTACCTAGAAATAGCTCAAGAGAAACAAAGTAATGGCAAATAAAAAAGTACAATTTACATTAACAGCAATCGACAAGACTAAGGCAGCTTTTGATAGAGTTGGCAAAGGTCTTAAGATGGTTGGTGGTGGTGCTAAAATGGCAAGCATGGGAGTGGCTAAGGTTGGTTTAGCTGCTGCTGGTGCTGCAACTGCATTAGCTGCATTGGTTAAAGTAAATACTGACTTTATGGATAAGCTTGGTAAAACAGCCTCTAAGCTTGGAATAGAAGTTGAATTCTTGCAAAACATGAGATTTGCTGCTGAACAGACTGGAGTAAAGGTTGAAGCTTTAGATATGGGTCTCCAAAGATTTATCAGGAGAGCTGCTGAAGCTGCAAGTGGAACAGGTGAAGCCAAAAGAGCGTTTGAGCAACTGGGAATTGAATTAACAGATTCAAGTGGTAATTTAAGGGATGTTGAACTTATATTAAACGATGTGGCTGATGGTATAGCAAATACCACCAGCTCTGCTGAACAGGTTAGACTAGCTTTTAAGTTTTTTGATTCTGAGGGTGTTTCATTGGTTAATACCCTTAAGAATGGATCAAAGGGTTTACAAGAATTTAAAACCGAAGCAGAAAACTTGGGTTTGATCATCAGCAAAGAAAGTATAGCTAAAGCAGAAATGTTTGCTGATTCTTTAAATGTTCTTAAAAAACAATTTACTGCCATCACAGCAAACCTAACTGCTGCTTTTATTCCAATTCTGCAAGATGCATCTAAGGTTTTGTCTGATATGATGACAGAGCTAAAAGGTAATGACGATGATTTTGAGAATTTTGGCAAGGCGATGGCTTTGCACGTTGTTGAAGCAACAAAAAATGCAACTTTGGCAATATATCAATTTTTTCTTACTGTTAGGCTAGAATTTGAAAAGTTAAAAGCTGTATTTGGTCAGGGCAATCCTGAGTTAGTAAAAATTATTAAAGACATTGAAGAAATGGATGCTGTTATGGAGCATCTTACAAAAACAGGTCAAGAAAATACTCAATTTATGAAAAACTCTCAAGCCAGAATGGCTATGTTGAGGGAAGAATTTACAAAGCTTGTTGGCAAAGATGGTACTCAGGGCATCATTGATGCATTTGATTCTATGTCAGAAAGAATAATGAATTACACATCTGTTGCTGAAGAAGCTGGTGAGAAAGACCCAACAAAAAAAATATCAGAATCAGTATTAAAGTTTAAAGATGAAATGGGTATAACTGAAGCAGCTATATCAAATTTATCAATAAACACAATGAAAAAATTTGAAGATTCAATCATTGATGGTTTAAAAAATGGAAAATTAGCATTTAAAGATTTTGCAAATTATGTCATTGAGCAGATTATAAGAATTGCAATACAGGAAGCAATATTAAAACCGATTACAGGTGGGGTAGAAAGTTTCTTTAGTGGAATATTTGGAAGATCAATAGGTGGTGGTGTGAACAAAGGTCAACCATATAAAGTTGGTGAATCTGGAACAGAGTTATTTGTTCCCCAACAAAGTGGAAAAATTATAAGCAATAATGATTTGCAAAATATGGGCGGAAATCAATCAGCACCTACAGTCAACTTCAACATATCAACAGTTGATGCTGCTGGCTTTGATCAGTTACTAGCATCAAGAAAAGGAATGATCACTTCTATCATTAATCAAGCAATGAATAGTAGAGGGAAAATGGGTGTAGTATGAGTGGTGCTTTTCCTACAAGTCCTAAGTTTAGGACATTAAACTTTCAGAATAATAGACCAACTCTTATGAACCAGTCTATCTCTGGCAGAAGAGCTGTGAGACAAATAGGATCACAATATTTTACTTTTAGTGTCTCAATGCCACCATTAGATCAAGATGATGCAATGGATGTATTTGCATTTTTACAAAAGCAAAAGGGTGGATTTGAAACATTTACAATACAACTACCAACACAAAACAGAGGGGCTGACAAAACAAATACCTCAGTTCAAACAGTTGGTGCTCACAGTGCTGCTGATGGCACAATTTCATTAGATGGCTTTACAGCGAGCACGTCAGGCGTTCTCAAAGCAGGCGATCTAATTAAGTTTAATGGTCATAGCAAGGTTTACATGATTCAGGCTGATGTAGATTCAGATAGTGGTGGAGCTGCAACAGTTCTTATTGAGCCTAATTTAGTTGAAACCCTTGCTGACAATGAAGCAGTTACAATGAACCAGCCCAGTTTTACTGTATATCTTCCTAGCGAAGAAATATTGTATGCAACCGATCCTACTGGTTTCTATTCTATTTCATTTGATGTTAGGGAAGTCATCAGCTAATGCCACGTTCAATATCATCAGGATTACAAACACAAATCGCCAACGATGCTAATAAGATTGCATTTCTTATTGAGTTTAATTTTTCAACACCTCTTAGAGTTACAGATTATTATTCAGATGTAACTTATGATTCAAATTCCTATCAAGCTGGTGGTAATTTTGTAAGCATAGAACCAAGCAATGAAACAGGAGAAGCCAAGTCTGAAGAAATAGTTATCACCATGTCTAATATAACCTCTAGCGTTAGAGATTTAATAGAAGATGGAAACTATACAGATAAGACTGTTAATATTTATATTGCTTTTTTTGATACAAATGAGAGCTTAGTCGATGCTACTACTTTTTTTTCTGGAACAATTAATAATGCAACTGTAGTTGAATCATCTAGTGATTCTACTGTTTCAATATCGGTTGCTAATCATTGGGCAAACTGGAATTTAAAAAAGGGTAGACATTTTTCTGATGAGTCTCAACAAAATATTTATTCTGGAGACAAGGGATTGGAATATGCAGATCAGACTAAAGAAGATATTCGCTGGGGGTCAGATTAATGGCTTTTATGATTCCAGCCTTCTTAAGTAAGCCACTAGCATTTTTAGCTGAGAACTGGGCAAGAATAAAGCTTGCTGCAACAGTTATAACTATTGGCGTTGGTGTAAAAGGGTTTGCAGAAGCAAAGGCTTTAATGGCAAAGGGTCAAGATATTTTAGGACAAAAGACTGCACAAGGTGGGAAGATACCAGTCATTTATGGAAGGCGTAGAGTTGGAAGCACAGTTGCTTTTATGCATACAGCAGACAACAGATCAAAAGATTTGTTTGTTGTTTATGCTTTAAGTGTTGGTGAGATAGATCAAATAGAATTAGATACCATAGAAATAAATGGTGTCAGCATAAAAGACCCTAAAGTTTTTAGGCAAGGATATTATGCTGGATCAGATAAGATTAGCTCAGGAGCAGGCTCTTTATGTACTGCATCTCAAATAGGAAACGTACAAGAATCAAACGCTGGTGGCTCAGGAACTGATCCTGCTAGAAGATATAGAATGGTTTTTAATGCTCATCATGGAGCAGATGATCAAACAGTAGACCCAATGCTTAATGCATCAGTAGGCACTCAATGGACTTCTAATCATAGAATGAGAGGTATAGCTTATCTTGCTTGCAGCTTTGAGTATGACTCTAGAGGAATGTTCTCATCTATTCCACAGCTTACTGTGGTTTGTAGAGGTAAAAAGTTATATGACCCAAGAAAAGATGGTTCTATATCTGGTGGAACAGGATCGCATAGATACGATACACCAAGCACTTTTGAATGGTCAGATAATGCAACACTGTGTCTGCTAGATTACATGCGAGACAATGAATATGGAAAGGGGCTTGCTGAATCAACCATTAACTTACAAACATTTCAAACTGCTGCAACTACAGCAGAATCTTTAAAAGACACTCCAGACTATGATGGTTCTTATGCTGCATCTGTTTTTAGTGGTACAAGTGGAACTAATGTTCTTAATGTAGATGCATCCACATGGGACACATTAAAGATTGGTGGTTTTATGAATCTAAAAGATTCAGGTGGTAACACTGATTTTACCGATAATGAAATTATTGATGCATCAAGATGGCAGCCCTATGACTCATCAACTGTATATCAAGCAATATTAAGAAATGCTTTGACATCATCTTATACAAATGAATCAGGTCAAATATTGGTAAAGGTTGAAAGATTTCATTGTAATGGCGTTATAGATGCAAACAAAAACATATTAGAAAATGTTCAAGAGCTTCTTTCAAACATGAGAGGTATTTTAAATTACATAGATGGTAAATATGAAATCACATTAGAAGATACAGGCTCATCATCCTTTACTGTAACTGATGATCATATAATTGGTGATTCTGGTATTACAGTTAATGATGAAGATAAAGCACAAAAAGCAAACAAGGTTGTAGTTCAGTTTTTTAATGCTCTCAAAAAATATGAAATGGACACAGTTACAGTTTTGCATGATGCGAGCCCAAACTTTAC